TCATCTCCAGGAGCAATTAATACATCATCAGCAGTGCTGAGTACATTAATTTTAGATCCTTTAATATGCTCTGCTTTAATGGTTCTACTATATCCTCTAGTAACAGTAATTTGATTACTTGTTTTCTTATTAATTCTCATAATTTCAGAATCAATAATAATTCTATTACCAACTGCAAATGCAGATGTATCATTAACATCAACCAATGTTTCAGATGTTGTTAGATTTTCGTTAGTAACTGCTCCTGTAGTATCAGCATCTGCATCATAATCTTTTTGTGCTCTAGGTGTAGCAACATATCTTAGTTCTCTATTAGCAGTCTGAAGATTTGTATCTCCATAGTAATCAACCTGAACCTTACGGATTATTCCATCTGTAGTTTCAGCAATTCTACCGAATAGATAAGTTTTTGCAGTAAATTGTAATGTATAAATTAATGCTCTTCTAGTTGAAAAGTCACCTTCATAATCATCAACAAAATTCATACTATCAAGAACTATTGGAATATCTCTTTTTTCTCCAATAGAATCTATTAATTCTACACTAATATTAAAAGATGGTTGAAAATATGGTAAAATTTGCTCTATTATTTGTAATGCATCATCATTTAATTTACACATAATATTCAATTCAAATCCAATATTATATGGGACAGGCATAAAAACTTTCTTTACTTTAGATCCATCACTCTCATCTACTGCCTTAAATGTTTGTGTTACTGATACTTTTCTTGTGGGATCATAAGAAATATTATTCATCTCAAATGACATTCTCGGTAATGTTATTTGAGTTGCTCTATTTAATTCTGGTTGCTGTTCAAGTCTTGCTAAGAATTTTTGTGATGGACCATAAGCTAATGGAACCTTCATTTCTCCAACAGAACCATCATTTGCATCTGTATGTCTAACCCAAATGTCATTAAATAATGTTCCAAAAGAAACAAGTGTTTTACGAACAATTTGGTGGTAATAATAATTTCCTAGCATTTATCTATGGTGTTCCAAAAGGATTTGTTTGAGTAAAATCTAAAATTGCATCTGCTTCAGTTTCAATTTCAGTAGTTTGGTCATATGGATTATATATGTCACCTCTATCAAAGACATCAACAGTATATGTTGCAGAAGAAGCAGCACCAACTATTATTTCACCTTCAGCAAATGTTCCCTTGATAGGAGTAACCTTCAACTTATTAGTTACTGTATCCCAATCTTTAACTCTTGCTTGCGATCCAGTAGTTGATCCATGAACTACTTCATTAGATTGGAATGTTCCTATTCCAGCGATAAGAGGAGGATCTGCAATAGTTATTGCTGGTGCTATTGTATATCCAATTCCTGGATTCTCTAATCTTACTGCCGTGACAATGTTTGAAGAAGAAATAACTGTTCTCGCAACAGTTCTTTCTGATGTTCCAGATGATACATTTGGTTCAGCAACAGTAATAGTCGGAGCAGCAGCATATCCAGCACCACTACCAGTTACAGTAATTGAAATAACACCTTGACCTGTAGATTGAATAGAACAAGTTGCAGCAGCACCAGTTCCTCCACCACCAGAGAAGAATATCTTAGGAATAGTGGTATATCCATATCCTGCATTTGTTATTAAAATTTCTTTTAGTGAAGTTGTTCCACCAACAGTTGTTAAAATACCAACAGCAGTTGCAGTGCTACCAGATGGAGAAGGTGCAGGTTCAAATGTAATTATTGGTGCAGATGAATATCCAGCACCATCATCATTCATATAAATTTTTCTTACGTATCCACCAGTTACTGGAGATACAACTGCTGATGCTGTTGCTGTTGCACCAATTCCAATTAAATTTAATGTAGTAATAAATCCTTCATCTTCAACAAGACTATCAATTGCATCAATTGATGTATCAATAACCTCATCCTCATATTCAAAGAGTTCACATTTAAGTTGATAAACGTAATTTTTTCCTAACTGATAGAAAGGATCTTCATGCTCTACAAATTTAACTTCAAATAATCTGCTTCCCAATGGAAAATATACTAAATCTCCTTCTCTAGGTCTAGTATCAACAACTATTTCACTATCAGATTCAGTTTGAAGAAAAGGTACAATAAAATCTTCAAATCTTTCTTTTGATATAGTAAGAGTTAATTCATCTTTTATACTAACTCCAAACTTAGTCATGATGTCTCCTTGACCACCATAACCCTCATAGGTATTTACATATGCCTCTAAAGTATATGAATCATCAAATTTAGACGATTCAACTTCTGTAAAAATAGTATCTCTATTGACAATCTTTCTTGGAATGTAGGTGACTTCTACACCATACATTTTTAACTGTTCATTAATTAACTCCTGAACTAATTTTTGTTCAGACTGAGTTCCTTGCTGAAAAAAGGGATTTAATGCCATAATCCCTATCCTATTAGATCAAATGGTGGAAGTTCATACTCAGTAGACATAGATTCTTTTAACTGCTGAAGTTCTCTTTCAGCATCATCATACATTTCTCTACCATTAAGTTCTATTCCACCAGGAAGTTTAACTCCTTTAAACTTAATAAGATTCTGTCCCCATTGTTTTTTAATAAGAGCAGTTAAATACTTTTTAAGGAAACTATCATTATAAACTCCAGCAAAATTAGCAGGATCTAATGCCCTATAACAATCTAAAACAAAATAATTTCCAACACTTTGTTCTGACCAATTCGTATCAAGATATAATCTATCTTGTCTTTTATTAAATCTTATTTGCTTATCTGGAGTTAAAAGAAAATCAATATCCTCAAGATAAGATTTAGTCATTGCATATTGCATCAATGCAACAGAATTGAAATGATACAAATCATTCAAGAACAGTTGATATTTAATACTAAACATTCCACCAGAAATTGAACTGACGTCAAATTTAAATATCTTTTCAACACCTATTACCGAATCTGGAACTTGTAAGAAATTTGATGTTTCATACCAATTAGTAGTGGTAGTTCCATAACCACTTATACTTGTAGAAGTAGCAGTAGTAGTTACAATACCAACTCCACTACTCCCTGATGCACTTCCTCTATCAATATCCTCTTGAGTTACTTCATACTTAAGATACATCCTCTCAACACCATCATAGTGCCTTTCTTGGAAGTATTGAAGAGCATCATCAACCAGATCATCTAACTGATCATCATCCACATTTATTTCTAATACTGGAGCACCTAGACGTCTTTTACAAAAATCAATTAACTCTTGGCGTGTTGATGGTTGTGCCATTATTCAAACTCTTGTTCCTTATCGGTTTTATTTGATACTAATTTAGGAGCTCCTTTTCTAGCTTCCCCCAATTGATTTAATAAATCCTCTTTGTCTTTCTCCAAAGATTTCAATTTTGCTTCTAACAAAATATTTTGATTTGTTAATTGTGCTATTTTTTGGTTGTAAATACCAACCAATACATTCACATCAACTTCTGCATTATTATTCATATTTTAAAAATCCTTAGAAAGTTCCTCCGTCTATTGTAGTAGTCCACATAGGCTTACTAGTGTATGTAGTAGAGACATTTGAAGGTGTTCTTGAAGTAGTAGCGTTATTCTTGAAAATAGGGTTGCTAGTATTAAATGTACCATCAACACCAATCAAAGTTACACTATTACTGGAAGATGTACTCGTCTTAACTACACCATACTGACTTCCACCGCCTGGTTGTGATACTTGATCACCAGCAGCAAAACTAGTAGTACCATCTAAAGTAAGAACAATTTCAGTAACCGCAGTCATTACTTGCGTTGAAGTCGTTGTTGCATTAGCAGGAGTATCGGTAGATGTTAATAAACCACTTGAATCAAAATAAGTAACACCGTGAGTTTTAGATTCAGCATCTTGATAATAAAGACCTTTAATATCTAAGTATCCTCTAACACCAGTTACAGCACTATTTGAAATAGTTGCGTCTGGAATATAAGTCCAACAACCTGCTGGAGCACTACTTGCTCCATTGGAATCAGTATCAATGTATCCATAGAAACCAGTTTTGTTATTAGCAGTTCCAGAACTAGTATTATAGTTGAATGAAATACCACGATCAGTATTAGTATCATATGCATGAACTACTGTAACTTGTGTTTCAGTAGAAATACCAGCAGTAGTTGTACCATCAATATATACAATTTTTGATCCAGCATTATATGAATGAACCGTTGTTGTACCTGTACCAGAAATACCACTTGTAGAAAGAGTATCACCAGTATTAATACCAACGACTGAATCAAGAGTAATTGCAGAAGTACCAGAACCAACAGTAGCTAATACTGTTCTTGTACTAGTTACATCACCTAATCTAAAAATAGATTCATTAGAAGTTACATTAGTAGAATTAACAGTAGTTGTTGTACCATCAACTTGAAGATCACCTTTAACAATAACAGTACCTTCATTACTTAAACCATCTGGATATGGGTCAATGAATAATTGATTACCTGCTCCAGATTTTGTCGAGATTACGTTAGAGGCAATACCAACATTATCAATAACAATTCCACCAGTACCTCCACCACCACCAGTTTTGAATTCTACTGTATTGTTAAATACCCAACCAGCACCAGTTACTTGAACTTTGTCTGATCCATTTTCATCATATTCTACACTAGAATCTTCACTAGTACCAAAAGTTAATTTTACATCATCTTGAATTATAACTTGACCAGCACCATTTGGATCAAAAATTATATCACCATCAGTATTATTTGAATATATTGTATTTCCATCAAATGTAAGATTATCTACAGACCATTGATCAACTCTAGGTAAACGATTTATATTACCTCCACCACCTGGATTACCAGAACTTTCTGTATTAAGAATTGGAATGAACCCGTTTGCGGGTGTTGTTGGGTTGTCTCTTCCAGCAACCTGTCCAGGTGCTAAACTCATCATGTCAGTATAATACTGACCACCTACCGACTTAGGGTTTTCAGAACTATCCCCAACGAAGAATCTTTGACCTGCGTTTGCTTGAGTTCCATTTGTTAGGGTATATGCTAATTCACCGTATTTAAGTGAACTAGGCGCAGAGCTACCAGTAGATCTTTTAACTCTAATGATACTTGCCATTAGAAGTTGCCTCCATTAATATCTAAATTTTGCGTAGTTCCTGGTGTTAATTCCAATGTTGCGTCCCATTTACTTGTGGTTGCATTGTAAACAAGCACCATACCACTTGAAAGTGTTCCAGCATTAACATCACTTAAACCTGCAATAGAAACTGAAGCGTCTCCAGAAAATGCAGAAACAACTTTAAGAGAATTTTGCTGTCCGACTTTGACTTTAATGTCTGCCATTAGTTAGAAATTCAACTAAATGTATAAAATATCCATCTATAA